CTCATCATAACAAAGTTATTGTATTCGTCAAAGAACATTGCTGTTTGTGTTGATACTGCTAAATCTTGTAGCACTTGGGCAACGCTTTTATCTGGAGCAACAAAAAAGAATGGCATGATCATTTCCTTTTCATTTAAAACTCTTCTAAATGTATAGTTAGAAAACCCAATGCTATCTAGTAGTAAAGATACGGCAGAACTAACTGAAACTTCTGTCATTAAGATTTCTGGTGCGGTAAGGGATTCTAAATACCAGTACATGTCTCTTAGTGTTATTGAGATTTTTTTATTCTCTAAGTCTGCTTTTGGAAATGAGTCTGAGTATAATGTCTTCATTGGAACCCAGTAATCCCAACCTTTAACATTTATGATAATTTCATAAAACTTAAACTGTACATGGCTATCTACATATTTTGCTATGATGCTTGATGGGTTGTTATCATTAAATGCTTGATCATGATCAAATATACTTACGCTTCCATTTGATGCAACTAGTTGACCAACTGGCAAACCGCTTAGCCCTAGGTCAGATGCACTCTTGTTAATTGAATAACTTATAACTTTATCAGAAAGATTCATTACAAGTCTTGGAGACATTTCAATAAGATCGAATGTCGAATCTTTTGAAGTCATTGTGTCTACAACAATTCTAATTCCAGAGATATACTCGAACTCTCTGTACTGAACTTTATTATTTAGAGAATTAACAAACTGATTTGGAGATGTTGCGTCTGTAAGGAAATTTGTTAGTCTGTCAACAGTTTCATCCTGAACATACCATCCATACTTTGGAGTTAGTATTGTGTAGTCAGTTCCATTCCATATATGATACTTTCCTATATCATTTTCATTTTCTTTAATAAGATAGGCATATCCAGTTACAGACTGCTCAGGAAGCAGGGTGTCGCTTGAGTATACCTCTGCAAATACAAATGTGTCTATCCATTCTTCTGGAACAATAAACCCATACGCAATTTCAACATACCCGTCACTTTTAATAATTGCAGAACCATCTTTTCTTCTTTTTGATGGGTCAAAAGAAATAATGTCTTGCCAATTACCTTCTTTTAAAAATTGAATCTTCCATCTGCTTGGAACCTTTTGATTTACTTCTCCGTAAAATGGATCAGTAAATGAACCTGTTGAAGATGAGAATGGCCCTAGGTCCTGAGTACCAGTATGTGTTTGCATCTTCACTACAACTCGGTTTGTTGGTATCTGGTCTTTATATACCACGAAAGGACAAGCATCTTCTATTGCATTGCTAACACCACTTACCTTTGAAGAAATTCCATACTCTTGCCCAGACTCAGTTCTGTATGAACTCCAGTATTTAAACTTATCCTTTTTATCTGGCATATAGTATCTAGGCCTATCTGCCATAAACATATTAGGATAATGAAGTTTTCCATTTTCAAAATACACTGCCTTGTTTATTCCAGACCTTGGTCTAAATCTTTCAAAACAACTTTCCAGAGAATATAAGGTTTGTGTTTTTTCCTTTTTAGTTAAAAGTGTAGTCGGAGTATTATCATTTTCAAATGTTCCATCGATTAAAACATCTGCATCTGTTGCACCTGTATAAAAATTTCCAGCATCATTAATGTCAAAACTTGTTGGCAAAGAAGAGTAAATGGATTCTGGCTGTGTTGGTCTATATCTGTAGTTTCCAATATGTTTAATATTGTTTGTTCTATTCATATTTAATTCTGCAATAACTGCTGATTTATTTCTAACAGTATCAGCAGTCTCTAAAAACGCTTGTAGATCTTTATCTTCAAACATTATACTTCTTCCAAGGTTACTGAGACATTCCAGTAATCAAACTTACTTCCTCGTTTTTCAACAGAGTAAGAGAAGTCGCTAATAAACATCTCAATTAACTGGTTGTATTGCTGAAGATGATCATAAGGGTCTGGAGTTCCTTTGAATATACCTTTTCTATCATAGGCAAGAAATACCCAAAAAGACCCCTTATGTGCGTCATACCATTCGAGCATGTCAGCACCACCTGCTCCACCATCTGTTGTATAGGACTTGTTTGGAGACAACCCTGTTACTGTGTTAAATGTTGGAACATCATCATGAGATCTAGATGGAATTAGTGTCCAACTAGTACTCAAAGTAAGTTTGTCAGCAATATGATAAGACCTCATTCGACCATTAATCATTCTTTCTCTTTTTTCTATTCTTTCGTTTTTAAACTGTAGGGTCTGTCTATTATCATCGGTAATTAGTAAGAACTGGTCTACTAGGTCTGGATCTTCAACTCCTTCTGGATCTGCCCCGATTTCGTAACCATTAGGAACATAAAGTCCATTCTGTAGGGTGCCAGTATTTTCTGACCATAGCATACCGCTTGGTCTTCTATACTTTTTACGACCCTGCATATAAGTTACTCTTGGGTCTATTACTTCATCAACCATTTAATGACACTCCTCTAATTCTTCTATCGTCAACTCTCTTTATTGTTGACATTACTGCCTGTGCAATATCATTTGGATTTGCATCAGTCTTAGCATTAACTGTTAAGGTATATGTATTATTATACACTGCCCCACCTGCTGATTGTCCAGTATTCATTGACTTCATTGTATTAATACCATGAGTGTCTACGGCATACTTGCTCATTATAAATTCTCCTGGTGTTAGCATTGCTGGAACTGTATCAGTACCCTTTGCAAACCCACCCATTGCAAAGTAGTTTGGCTTTACCATTCCACCCTTAGACATCATTTGCATTGATCCGAATCCGCCACCGCTTCCACCAATATTCCCTGATGCATCTCCAATAATTTTTCCTGAAGCAGAGTCATAGACTTCAGTTGCGTCAGCAACTTTTGCCTTTGCTGCTTCAAGGGCTCTTTGAAGTTCTGCAAACTTTGCCCATTGTCCAGAATCATATGCTGCGTTAAGGGCATCTTCGGCTGCCCACATTGCTTCTTCTGCTGCGCTTAACGCTTCTACTGAAGAATCAAACTCTGCGTAGTCTGCTGCACTTCCATCAACCTGGGCCTGTGAATCAAGAACACCCTGTGGCGTACTATTGTATTCTGCCAACTTATCAAGAATAGACTGCCACTTTGCATCTATTTCAGCAGTTGATGCAAGTAGTGCTCCAAGAACTCCATCAAAGTTTTTACCTGCAAGTGTGTTTGCGTCAATCTTGGCTTTGACCGCATCCCACTCTAATTGAGTTTTACCAAGAACTTCTATCCCCTTGACATACTTGTCTATCTGTGCCTGTATTAATTCATTAGCAAATGTAATATCTGCAATTTGATCTTCTAACGGCTGGAGTTGCTCTATTTGTTTCTTAAGAACAGCATCTTGTTTTTTCTGAATATCAGCAAGTTTCTTTTCACGCAACTCTTCTAGTCTATAAATCTCATCTTGCTTGTCTCTAATGTCTTTAAGAATCTGAACTCGTGCTGGATCATTTTCCATCTTGTAAAGTGCTTGAGAATTAGCAAACTGCTTTTCATCAATTTCTTTTTGAGTTAAACCAGTCTCTGCTCCTCTAAGATTTCTAATCTCGTTTTCTCTAGACTGTTGTAAAGCGTCTGCAGTTGCTGTACCAAACCTCTGTGCTGATTGTGCACGGGCCTCTTGTGCTGCTCTTGCTGCTGCTGCAATGTCTCCGCTAGTTAAAGCACCCGCAATATCAAGTTGACTCTTTTGTTGGTTTGTAATTTCTTCATTTACTTCTGCAACCTTTGCAAGAGCCTCTGCCTGCTTGTCATATTCTTCGTTAATCTTTTCTGCTTGATTTGCCATAAGTGCAGAATCATTTGACATCTTAGCATTTTGTTTATTAATTTCTTCCATAGCACGATCACCAAAGATTGGGTTCATCTCTAGTTCTCTTTCAGCATCAGAAATTTCTTCTTGCAATGCCTCTATCGGTCTTGTATAATTCTTTTCAATCTCTTGTTCCATATCCCTAATCTCACGATTAAGTAATTCAATTTCTCTTCTAATTGGCTTGGCTGCCAACTCTAAGTTTGCCAACTGATCTTCGTTAGCCTGCAATGTTGCAACCATGCTAGTAGTTCTTGGGTCTGCACCTGTTCTTAGCATCTGCTCTTGAACAGAGAACATCTCATCTACAAGATCCATACCAGGCTGAGCAGACTCAGAGTATTGTCCAGAGTCATACTTTACTTGGATGTCAATCATTTTCCTAGCCTCAATAGAGTTTAGGTAGTCTGCTATTTCTTTAGCATCAACCTTTCCATCCTTAAGGTCTTCAATTAAACTCTTTGCAAGTGCTGGATCATTTAACACTTCTTGCATTTGATCTGCAGAAAAACCTGCAAGTTTCATTGCTGATCCAAGTTTTGGCATTTGCTCAAGAAGTTTAAACTCTTCATTTGCAGTAATCATTTTTTGACGAAGAGCAAATCTTTCTGTTTCATCTGTAGCCTTTTTAAGGTCTTCAATGTACTGCTTTCTTTCTTTGCTTCCCTTTTTACCAAGAGCACCTGCTGCAATTGCTGCTGCTGTAGCAGCATCTTGGACATGCTCTAGTGCCTCTGTTGCGGTTGCTCCTTCTGAAATTAATATCTTGAATGCTTTTTCTTGGTTGGCAACTTGCTCTACTGCTTCTCTGTTAACAACATTTGCCTCTCCAACTATAGCCTCATTATACGTTTTCATCATCTTTTTACCAGTGTCGGTAAGTCCCTTGATGTTTGACTTTGTTTTTGGCTTACCCTTTTCAAACTCGAAAATAGCCTTCTTGCCCTTGAGGTTTGCTAGTTTCTTAAAGTCTTCAGAAGACATCGAAGCAATCATATCTCTAAATTCTTTTGGAACCTTCATGCCAATCATTCTTTGTTGCAAACCATCAAAGACCTTGAATGCACTGTCCATATCCTTCTTTAGTTTTGGATTACTAAATGCAGCAAGCATAGACTCTAGTGGCTTTGTTGCATCAAATGCTCCATCACGAACATTCTTTATTCTCATTGCAAGTGAGTCAAGGAAGTCTAGTGGGTCGGCTGCTTTGGCTCCACCACCCGCTGGTATGTCTCCTCCTGGCTTTGAAGAAACTCCAGCAGAGTAGGCTGGGTTTAGTTTTACTACTGCTAGATCTGAACCAGAAAGAAGTTTAAGTTCTGTAATCTTGTCTTCAAGAAGGTCTTTGTAGTATTGACTTGTGGTAGAAAATCCTGCTCTTAATGCTTCTCCTGTTGCCTCCTGGATAGCAATAACTCGTATCTCTTCTTCTCTCTGTGCATCTGTCAAATTGCTTTCATAAGCAATCTGTGCAGCAAGTGCCTGTAAGTATTGTGCTTGTTCTGCTACACTAAGTTTTTTAAATTCTGCAAATCTTTCTTGATTTCCCTTTAGTGATTCTGCTGCTGCTGCCATGTTTGCATCGATTGCAGCAATCTGTGGATCAATATTATCATTTTTGTCAACCAGGCTTGTCTTTTTGCCTTTTTCAGCATCTTCTCTTATTTTTTGAATTGCTGCCTGTTGCTTCTTAATTAATTCAATTCCTTCAAGACCTATAGTTTTTACTAAGATTTCAAAATCAATAGTGTTTCCATCCATGGACTGCATCTGCTTAAGTGTTTCCATGATTGCGTCATACTCTGCTGGATCTTTTTTCCTTAAAAGCATTTCTGTAATAATTGATTGGGCTACTTTTCTTCCCTTACCACTAAACCCTGCAAATGTATCAAAGAGTTCCTTTGTCTTAGCAGCACCCTTTGTTTTAATTCCTGCGTTTAACAAAAAGTCCATTTCATTTAACTTACCAGTAAACAAGTCCATGTAACTTGTTGCTTGTCCTGGAGTCAATACTTTACTTCCAACAAGCATTTCCATCTTTGCCTGGAATCTTTGTGCTCCTTGTTGACCATCAAGGCCAGTCTTTACGTACTGTCCTGTCTTAGAGTTATACTTTCCAGTGGTCGTATCATTTGACAGTGCCTTTGTTTTATTTAAGAATTTTTTGGCAGCGTCCTCTTGATCTGTTCCCTTATAGGTTGAGGTAACTTGTGCTCTTGATGCATCAAAGAATGCATCTTCACGCATCGCTTGCTTACCCCAAACAGAACCGCTATAGACCTTGTCAAAACTCATCTGGTTTTTAATTATCTGACCAAATATCTGATCATTCATAAACTGTGAATTTTTTAGATTCTCAGCATTGAGTGTGGCAAGTTGTGTTTCAATATCCAGTTTCTTTTGTGCATTTGTTGTTGATGCTATTTCTGTCTCTAACTTTTGCTTTGCAGTTTCATACTCTACCTGAACTTGATCTGCCATCATGCTCTGTAACTCTAGATTGTTCATATTTAGTGCTGCAAGTGCTGCAACTTCTTTTCTTGAACTTTCTCCAAAGCCAGACTTTCCTGCAATTTCAGTTTCTAACTTTTCAGTTCTTCCTTGTGCTTTTGCCATTATTGCAATTCTGGCCTTCATTGGCTCCTTCTTTAGATCTTCACCATCTGGTCCAATTAGAGATCTTATCTGACCAACAACCGCCATTTCAATTGATTGGTCTTTTAATTCTATAGCAAGGTTTGCTGCAATACTGTTTGCCTGATCGCTATCTAATACACCATCTGCAACAGCAGTTGCAAGTTTTAGACCTAAGTCTGAAACTGCTTTATCTTTACCAAAGTCTTTAGCGTTTTGCTGGAAAAGTTTCTTTTCTTTTTTACCAGCATCTGATCCTAGGAACTGCTTTCCAAATGCATCATCAATCTTAACTTCATCAGTGTACTTTGTGTACTGACTTGATTGTCTGCGCTTATCCATCTTTTCAGATGAACCAACCTTGCCAGTTACCTCACCTATTGCTTTTAGTCCATCTCTTGTTGCTGATAAGTCTTTTGCAAACTGTGCTGCTTTAGCAGCCATATTATTAAGATGTTTATTGAATAGGTATGCTCCTGCTGCTACTGCTGCTAGGGCTACTACGATACCCTGCGGTCCTGTCAATCCCGCAATCATTGGGGCAAACTGTGCAACAGTTGCTGCTCCACCAAGTGCTGCTGTAACTTGTGGTGGGGCTCCTGCCATACCAGCAACCATTGCTGCTGTACCAAGGCCACCTGAAATCTTTCCAGAAGCCCTGCCAACCTTTTCTCTACGCATTCCACGCTTTTTTTCTTTAATTTGTTTTGCTGAAAGAGTTGTTGGCTGCTTCTTTCCGTTTGCATCAAGTTCTGGATCAAAGAGTATTTGTCCATTTTTATCTCTGGTATAAGTAGACGCTTCTTCATATGCAGCAACAGATCCCATTCTGTTTTTGCCTAACTCTTCATTCCCTGTCTGACTTCCTGGTGGAACAATTCCATTTTCTGCTGCCATACGTGCAGCCTCTTGATCGTTATATGCTTTTAGTTGTGCTAACTGTTCTTTCTTTTCTGCGTCTATTTGATCATTTGTCTTTGCAATATTTGCTGAAGAATCTGCAAGATCTTGTTGAGCAACTCCTGCTTTGTCCATTGCTGGAAGCATCTGACCAAGATTATTATTTGCTGCATCGGTTAGTTGGTTAGTGGTGATCAAGTTTGATGTATTTGTTGTTTGAGCATCTACCGCAGCCTGAGTTACATTTGCAAATTCATCTGTTTCTTCTGCAACAAGAACAGTTGATTTTGCTACATTTTCTGTTTCCTTGGCAATCTCTTGACTTTGTACCTGTGTTTTCTTTGCTAAACGAACTTTAGACTTGACTGATGATTTATCTGCTGGAAGTTCTACAGAACCCTTAGCCCCACGCTTTCTTCTTTGTCTATCTAAAGATTTAAGGACTTGTCTTTCATCACGCATCTCTGGTGTATCAATGTCATCATAGAATGCCTTGTTTCCAAGATCCATCTTGCCAACTCTTGCTTGTGTTTCTGCTGCTGATGGAAGTGCTGCATCAGTGAGTTGTGAAGACTTTGATTTGACTTCAGGAGTTCCTTCTTCTAGTCCTTGTGCAAGACCATCTGCAATATCTTTTCCAAGACGCTTTGTTCTTTTTGATGGTGATGCAGTCTCTGCTTTCTTTTCTGCATCTGTAAGATCTAAATCTACATCTTTAGCAATTTTAAGTGAATCAAGTCTTGCTGCTCTTTCTGCATCTGATAGTGGGACAAACCCTGCATCAGAGCCAACCTCTGGTGAATTGTTCTTTCCAAATCTTCCTCTTACTTTTGCTCTTCCTGATGCCAGTCTTTCTTCTGTAGATCTTGTATCTGCACCAGATGGAACTGGAATTGCTGAGCGTCCTTCTGCATCATACACTGTGGCAAGCATTGTCTTTTCGATTGACATTGATTTGCCTTTGCCTGCTTTTTTTTGTTCAGCAGCCATAAAGTTTTTATCGGCAAGCATTGAGCCAAGAACTTCTTTTTGAACTTGAAGTTCTCTTTCATTTAGTGCACCATTAGATGTTACCTTTTGAGAAATAGATAAAATCTCTTCCTCTGTTGCAGATGACTGTTGAAGTTTTTCTAAATATACACGCCTTGCATCATTATTGGATGCAAGGGTCTGTGCCATCTCATTTTCTGCGTGTGTTGATAAGTCCCATAGATCTGCATCCCAGCCTTCTTGAACACCTTTTTCAGTTGTACCTATAGCACCAATGTGACCTCTATCTAATTGAACATTCTTTTTATCTGGTCTTTGAAGTCTTGGAAGGTCTGGACGCTCTGATGCAAGTCTATCTCCAGTATTGTTGGCAATTGTTTGAAGACGTTCATATTCTTCTCCACGGCCTGCTGCATACATTTGTTCTCTTACATTTTTACTAACTCCTGCTTCACCTGCTGAATGCCCTACAAGTTTATCGTTTGGTCCCGTGGCTCCTGCTGCTGTATTAATTTGTGCTGGAGAAAGTTCTACACCAGCCATTTCTTTTGTTGCAATTCTTAATTCTTGAACAAACTCTGTAATTGTTACACGAGAATCATCTGCAAGTCTTGCAAAAACTTCCTTTAGTACGTCTGCTCCATTTTCAACACCAAGTGATCCATCTTGCATTGCAGCAGCAAGTTTTTCAACTTGGGCTACAATCTTATCGGATTTAGGACTTATTGCTAAACCAAAACTTTCTCCACCAATATCAAATCCAGTTTTACCTGGGCTAGTCTGTCTTGTTTTTCCAGTTCCTTCTGCATATCTTTTTACCGATCCGTTTTGAAGTGCTGCAACTAATTCTGGGTTTTCTTTTGCAGTCTGCTTTGTAATAACAACCTCTCCAGGAGTTAATAGTGCTGGGACTGTGTCTTTGTTTCCACTACCTGGAACAACTCCACCATCTGCAAACTTCTTAGGAGGTAGCCCTGCTACGGCTCCTGCTGGTCCTGGGACTGTATTAAACAGACCTGGTGATGATTGGGCAAGGGCTCTTGCTTGACTGGCTGCATTTCCATATGCTAAGGCTAATGCATCTACTGCACCCTTTTCAACATTGAATGTAGAAAGAAGTTGCTGATGAGAGGTGTGAAGAGCATTTGTTTCTGCAAGTAACTCAGTCTGCTGATTAGTTAAATAGTCAAACCCTCCACCTAATACATTGTTTTGTCCGTTAAGTTTAGCAATTCCACCACGGAGCATTGCAAAGAACTTAATGACGTTTGCAATACCGTTAACAAGCACACCAAATGTCATAAGTGCTACTGGGGCAATTGCTCCTAGCACTCCAATCATAATTGTTATGACCTTCTTAGTACCGTCGCTAAGGCCATTAAACTTTTCTAATATCTTTCCAACAAATTCAACAATTGGTGTTATTGCTTGTAAGAATGCTTTACCTACTGGGACCAACTCATTCTTTAAATTTTCCATGGCTTTTTTGAATTTAGCCCCTGTTGAATCTTCGACTCTCTTTAATTCTCGCTCAGACAGAATTGCTAACTCTTCAACTGATGCCCCAGCAAGTCCTAATGCTCTTGCTGCTTGAGAAGAGTCTTTTGTAACGTTCTGGAATAATGTTGATAGACGAGCAAACTGGAACTTACCAAACATCTGCTCAATTGCTCTTGCACGGTTGAGTGGATCCAAAGTATCAAGTGCTCTAGCAAAACCAACTACTGTACCCTTTAGGTCACCAGCATTGTTATTTACAATTCCTTTTACGTTGATCCCAAGTTCTGCAAGAAACTGTGCTGACTTTTTTGAAGGGTTAATCAAAGATGCAAGACCAGACTTAAGTGCGTTAGCACCTTCTGATGCGTTAATTCCACCTTCCTTCATCGCAGTCATAAAGAATGCTAAGTCTTCAACGCTTCCACCTAGTTGCTGAACTACTGGTCCAGCCTTTGGAATTGCAATTGTTAAGTCTTCGATAGAAAGAACAGTCTGGTTTTCTACGGCGTTAAGAAAGTTAATCTTTTTTGCAAGATTTTCTGAAGAAATACCAAAAGCATTTTGCAAAGAAATAGTTGTTTCAAGTGCTTGTTGCTGCTCTACTTGGCCAAGTACAGAAAGCCTTGTTGCCTGAACAACCTGAGCATTTAATGCATCTCCAGTAAGACCCATTGCTGCTGCGGTTGAAGCCATTTCCATTGTGTCTTTTACTGCAATGCCATACTTGGTAAACTCTTTACCTAGTCTTTGAATATTAGCAACTGCTTTATTTGTTGCATCTCCAGAGGTTGTTATGTCTCCATAAACTCTTGTAAACTTAAGGACTGCCTCTTCCATTTCCATGAATGTTTTTGCTGCTGCAGATCCAAGGATTGAGAGAGGAATTGTCAAACCAACCATCAACTGACGTCCTGCCCACTGAGTGTTCTTACCAAAGTTTAGAAGGTTTGTTGATCCTTGCTTCAATAACTGATTTAAGAACTGTTGACGCTGTGCAGCCATCTGAACTCTTGTTGCATAGTCTGTATACTTGCCGTTGGCCATTTGTAGGTGTTTTGGAACTACCTGCAAAACCTTGACAAGATCCCCGTTAGCATTACCTAATTGAATGTACTGAGACTGAAGAAGTTTTACTCTGTCTTTGCGAGCACGGTTAATAATCTCACGCTCTTGAGCAAACATACCTTTAAAGGTTTTTGTGTTTGCCGTTGCTGCAGCAACAGTATACCTAAAGTACTGTCGCATTGACAGTTGATTTTTTTCAAGAGCCTGAGTAAAAGATCCCGTACTTGTTGCTATTTCTTTTTGACTTGCAACAAATTTTCCAGTTGCATTTATAGACTGGATTAAACTTTGATTTAGGCCCTTTTGGGCATTCATCGCTGCAACGTTACCCTGAGTTAGGGATTGATTAAATGTGCTTAACCCAGCCTGTAACTTGCGAAGAGATGCGAGTGCTGCTGTGGTATCAAAATTAATACCAATATTGGAGTTTACATCAGCCACTCATTAACACCCTCTTCTTTATTTGATTGAGTTTAGAAGACCTGTTGCATCTGCCAGTTTCATACCTGACGCTGCATCAATAATCTTATAGACTGTAGGAAGATCTAGATTTTCCTCAATCGCCTCTCTGTTGTCTGCTACTGCAGGCAAATACTGCTTGAATGCAATCTGTACGCAATCAAGTAGAACGTTCATTGATTTTTCGTTATCCTCTGCGACTTCTTGCAACTCATTAAACTTTTTCATAAATGGCTTTAGTAGTGAGATTTTTAGTGGTCGTACTTCAAACTTTGTTCCGTCGATAAGATGTAGTTCTTCTTTATCTTCAACTTTTGCAGTCATTATTTCCTCCTTATAAGGTTTAGTCAATTATACCATAGGACAGGCTTATTTTTGACTATTCGTAAACCTCATAAGTAAGACCGTTTCCTATTCCAAAACCAGCCCTGTCAGCATTTTTACCTTGCAAGGCCAGAATATCTTTTCCATCACCTGTTGCTCCTTTGCTAAATACTCTGGCTTTCATGTCTTCCCACTCATTACCCTTGCCAGATTGTTTATCAAGATCAATACCTTTCATGGCTGCAAAAAATTTCTTATCGTTATACTCTAGTTCTCTTTTTATTTCAAGTGTTGCAGTTAGTTCTGACATAGACAAAGACTCTTCTAATTCTTCATAGTCTTTCCATATTCCAAGAACAAAAACCTCTGATTCTAATTTTGCCAAATCTAGGGTTTCCCATGATGATCCGCTTTCTACTGCCTGAGACTTTACAGGCTCTTCTGATTTTGAATTAATTTTAATTCCTGCTGCAATATCTAGAACTTCATAGATTGTTGGAAGGTCTAAATTGTCTTCAAGTTCCTCTGTTGTGTTAATGTGTGGAGCGTATTGTTTCATTGCTATTAAAGTACAATCAACTAAAACAGATATAGATTCATCATCTGTCTGTGCTTGTTTAATTAGTTCAAATTTTTCTAGGAAATCTCTAAGATATTTTATTTTAAGGGGGGCAGCAATAATCTCTGTTCCATCTACAAAGTAAAACTTTCTTTTTTGATATATACTCGTTGCCATTATATAAGTATACCAAACAGAAAGGCCCAACCCCGAAGGATTGAGCCTCTCATATTAAGTTGTATTATGCGAGTGAACGATCTACGATCTTACCGTATGATGCGTCATCGTTTGGAAGAAGACGGAATGATACTTCAAACATTGAAGCCTCATCACGCTTTGCTGATACTGTTACGCTCTCGATTGAGAGTGCACGGTATGCAACATAGATTCTTTCCTTTGGATCTGCTGCAGAACCAGAACCTGGTCCTACTGCTACAAGACCACGCTCTAGAGGAACGTCTCCAATATCTCCTGCAGACATCTTAAGAGTCTGTAGACCTGCTGCTTCTGGAGATAAATCTCCGTCATCTGCTGCAATTGCTACTAGAAGATTTTCTAGTGTTGCCTCTGCGAAAGATGTATTTAGGTTAACTGTCATACCTTGCTTGAATAAACGAGCAACGTCGAGAAGTTGATCTACCGCTACTTCACCAAAATCTGGTTCGAACGCTAGTTCTAGACCATTTGATGTGTAACCGATATTTGTGAATGCATTGTCTGCTGACAATGTTGTCTTGTATGATGTTGTTGATGCTGCAAGAACTGGAAGATCTGATGCTGCTTGAGCGTCAGTAATCTTTCCATCCTCATCAAGTCCAATTGGACCTGCATCATGCGTAAATAGTGCTGCTGCACCTACGATGATGTTACTACTTGAACCACGGCTGTATGCCATATATCTCACCTCTTTCATTTTATTAAAAGGGGGTTGTTTCCTCACACCAATTATACTGCCTTTTTATTAGGTGTTTGGGTGCCAGTCGTAGTCGATAATTATCTTATTCCCCGCATAAGTACGGGCTGTGGCAAAGTCAACAATGTCTCTGGTTTCTTCTAGTTGGTAGATTTTAAAGTTATGGAAGAACAGTGGTAGAGAGTTTGCGTCCCAGTCACCTTCATTTGCTGCTGCCCATTCGTTTAGGTCTTTTGCTGAGTCATCCCCATTATCAAGCAGGTTGCTTATCTGTTGCTGAGTAATGATCATATTCTTTTGTGCATCGTCACCAACAGAATAAAAGTAATACAATAGTTGCTCACACTTAATGTATGGGAAAGCCTCTCTTCTCATTTTAAACATTCTGTCATAAACACCAAAAACACCGTTGCTTTGAGGAAAGGTATTTATTAGATCATCTATTTGAGTAGGTAGTGTAGGGAAAAAATAAGTTACTCCAGAAGAACCAAAACTTGGACCAATCTTGTCTGCTAGATAAGCATTAATAATTGTTGGTGGATGATGAATTGCTGCTACCATTATGCACCTACTCCTGCATTAGCAACCCATGTGTATCCAGTTGAAAGGCCTTTGCTTCTTCCTCTTGCTTTTCCTGCTCTTAAATTCTTTTTATATACTACTGGGTTTTCAAGATACCTTGCAACTCCGCTAGTTCTCAAAAATGATTGTGAAAAATATTTGTTAAAGAATAGATCCATAGTTTCCTCAAATCCTCCCTGTGCTTCAACGCCTCCAGGGTTAGCAACTCTAATTGCTTTTTTTGTAAACACCATTTCTCCGTCTTCTTCAAAAGCCAAAACATCTGATGTTTTTGGTTTAATAACTACTGAAAGTCCGTTCTCAATAATTCTTGCCTTGTCATAAAATGGTGTTTTTGATCCGTCTTGAATTGATTCTGATTGACGGAATGATGACTTAAACGATAGTCCAATGTTGCTTACTGTAAAATTTATATCATATAGTCTTGCTGCTGGGCTGCCTGTTCTGTTCCATTCATAGATATGATGAAGCATTGATGGGTTTACTCTTGCATTTGAGTCTACAAACTGCTTCATTATTTCAACTGCATCGACTCCTAAAGATCTTAAAAATGGAGTCTTTCCTTTTTGAACACCGTCTAAGAATCCAACAGAATACTTCATGATATTGTTCATTTCTTTTTTAAACTTCTTAGAATTATATACTGGTTTCATAGGTCACCTGATTGATTTTCTGATCTTCTAATAACTAACTTAAATGACTCGACAACTCCGAATGGTCCTACAAATGGTTCGCAAGTTGCTATTTCAAACAAGGTCGGCTTCCCAGATCTAACACCAGAGGTTTCCATATAGATAAGATTTCCTGCTTGATCTCTTATATCTGTTATCAATATATTTGTCAATGCGTTTTTGTTATCTCTTGAAGATATTCTTATATCTGACTTTGTTCTTCCAACCAGAAGTGAGTTTTGAGTAATGTTTACATTTGGTTTTACATCTTCTTTAAATGCTGAGCCACCTGATGAAAAACTACAAGCAAAAGTTCTATCTAAAACCCATTGCTTTTTGATTGCACCAAAGTCACCCTGCTCAACAATTGGATGATAAAGAGAGGCTTGCATTGGAAACATAAAGTCTGGAGTTTCGCAAACAGTCATTACAACACCCCAAGTTTTGTAATAGACTTAGTGTACTTTGAAAGTATCTTGTCTACAATTATATTTCCTGTTCCTTCGAAAAGACCTTTATCAAATTGAATTCTGTATTGATCTGTATTGTAAGAAGAAACAAATCTCTTGTAATGATCTAACTTCCCACACTCTATATCGTGGACCAACATCTCAGTTGCTCTAACAATGTCTGATGGAACTGATGTGTGCCCATGCTCAACAGTTATAAGGTAGTCCCATGTCTTACCAAAACCCCTATATACAAACTGTGGATCCAAATAATCTGATGATGCTGCTGGTAGAACTAATGGAGAAGATTCTGCACGATTAATATTGTCAGATGACTTTTCAATAATTGCTGTCTTGTCTGATGATACTTCATATTGTCTATCTTCTACTAATTTGTTGTTTTCGTATACCGCTAAAATTTTCTTTACGTCATCCCAAATTGGCAGATAGTCTGCTCCAGTTCCAGTAAAATGAAGAACCTTTTTCTTGTAATAAAAACCTTCAGGAACAATAGAATCTATAACTGCTCTTGCAATTTCCTCATTTAAAGCATAGGCAGAAATCTCTGATGCTGTTAATCCTTTTGTTGATGGGTCTACGTATGGTCTTACAGTCTCATAAGTTTCATCTTGAAGAGTTGTTTCTCCAACTGCCCCAAGATTTTTAATAATCTCAACTCTATATGATGAATCGTAATTTCCTGGCAAAGATATGTTAAGAATATTTCCTGCCACCTTATTTAAAAAGGTTAGTGTTGATACTGAAAGGTCCGCCATATCTGTTATGTTGGCAGTTATAGTTGATGATGTTATTCCCGCAGGAACTACAAAATTAACAGATATGTCTGCATATGGCGGAACTCTCAATATCTCCATATTAAATTACCCTAAAACCTTTTGGACTTCTTCGGGTGTTGCAATGCGAACATGTGAACGAGTTAGCCACTTGTCTGCTTGCTCTTTTGTTACGATATTAACGCCCTTATAGATTGCTCCATTTGCTTCTTCCCAACGAACATTGCTTGTTGAGTAGATTGCAACCTTGTCTCCAAAGCCTTGCTCTGGGCTAATATCTCTCTTTGGACCGTCTGCTGCCATTGATCCAATAGCACCTGTCTCTGTAAAACCTAGTGCTTGAACTGGTGCTTCTGTTGCTGGTGCTTCAACAACTGCTTCAGCAACAGGTGCCTCTACAACTGGCTCTGCTACTGGCTCTGCTGGTGTATCTACCACTGGGGCTTCAACGTAGGCAGGCTCTTCATCATGTGATGAAAACGGCTCGTTATAATTATTATTTTCCATTGTATCCTCCTTATTTGTATTATATCATTAAAGTATTAAGGGGGACAGGAGAGTGAACTCCCGCCCCCCATTAAAGGTACTGTTTACAGACTATGCGTCTGCTGCAGCGTCAGCGAATGCGATTGCATCCTCTTCTTCCCAGTTGATACCGAAGCGAACGAATACAGTGTATTCAATTGTATCCTTCTTCGCTACGTACTCACGGTTTACAGTGATGTCTCTTTGGAATCCCCATACACGGTTTGCAGGGAATGTCAAATCGATATAGCCTGCTGGGTAGTAAGGAACTTCCTGAACTTCAATTCCGAGAACACGTGTTGTACGTGCTCCACCGAATGTCTGTCCGATACCATCAAGGTATGACTGGCGGTTTGCCTGGGTTGATCCTGGCATCTGGCCTGCGAATGCTTCTGCAACTGCATCAGCGAGTGTACCGTTATTCTTAACGATTCCGCCGAATGCATCTGTACCTGCGTAGAACTTAAGATTGTTCTTAAGTGCACGGTACTTACGTGGCATTGCATTGATGATGCCCTGCATTACATCAGGTGTCCAAGCATTATCTGCTACGGTCACTACTGACTCATGTGCATCTCCGTTTGTCTTTACCTTGTTGATAAAGCCTGGCATGATTGACAAGAATGAACCTGTTGCACCATCACCATTGATAGCGAGATCTTCGATATCATTTGCGAATGCGTTGGTCATCAAGCGTACTAAGTGATCTTCTAGAGCGTCACCTTCTACACCATCTTCCAATGATTCTGCTGTTACTTCCCAATCAAGACGAATCTTCTTGGTAGTAAGTTCTACCTTAGAGAATGTTGCACCTGTGTTTGTGTATGTACCAATTGCTTGCGCTGCTGCACGAATTACACGCTCACCGACGTTTACCTTCTCAAGTTCCATAGAATTAGCCTTCATTGTTACACGACGGCCATCCTTTGCTAATACTGTTGCATCCCAAACATAGTCGATAAAACGACGTGC